GCGCCTCATCCGGGTAATCATGTATAGCTTCTAAAATTTCCCTCATAACTTAACATCCATTTTGTTGATTATCTTATAAAATATATCCCTAGTCAGCTCAATATCATAAGTAGCGTCATGGAGTTTATCCTCATTAATCTCAATACCCATAGTTCTGGCTACGGTCATCAACTTAAAGTTCTCCATATCGTTTCTTACGCCCATCAGGAACGGTGTCACCATAACATATACATCCATACAGTTAGGATAGAACCATGATCCGAAATACTTATCCCCACATTGGGTAAATAAAGCCCGTAGGAAGTTGTTGTCGAATCCGGCGTTGTTATACCCCACCAAATACATTTTATCCCTCTTGTCGAACTTATTCACGTATTTGGATAATATACCAACTAACTGCCTGTACCCTTCTTCCATAGGCTGATACGACTGCACTTGCTCCAAGGTAACACCAGCCACATCCAGCGCCTCTTGCTCTATCGTGGCGGCAGGGTTCGGGGCTAGGCGGATGTCGAACCTCTCAGTCTCCTGCCCGTCGATATCCACGATCCCTCCTATTTGGTGTATCCCGTTTCTCCAGAACTTAACCCCGGTTGTCTCTAAATCAAAAAATAGTAATTTGCTCATGTCTATTTATTTTGTTAATTTATCATTATCTAAGAACTAGTCGTGAAATGCTTTTATAATATATACTCCCATCAACTCTTTTACCTTCAAAGAAGTATATCCAATATTCTAATGAAGAACATCCAAAAGCAAGACATAGATTATTTATCGCATATCTAAAGTATTTC